GCGTCCAGGTAGTAATGCGACGCTTCTCCGCTATTTGTGTCAAAACTCTCGGACTCGAATTCAGCCTCACTGGAGGCGTCAAGAAAATTGGTATCGCGTCGGATATATTCAATTCTGAACGGTGTCAGGTCGGTGATTGATAGCGAATATGCTGACGTGCCGACCGCTGTTGTAATAGTTGTTTTTTTGGTAATCAATCGGGATCGCTTGCAGAAATCGATAGCGGCCTCCCTCACCGCAACCTCAATTAATGGTTGTGGGCAGTCAGGTATCTTTGCCCGGACCAGGCTGACGAACGCGGACAATGCAGCCATTCAATTGATCAACCTTTCTTGCGGCGCGGTCGCCCGCGGCGCGGCGTCGATTTAGCGACAAGCGGCGAGTTCTCACGAGCTTCTTCGCTTGGCCTCAGTTCCGTATCAGACCGGTCATCAAAATCCGACTGGTCTTGCTTGTTCGGGATGCGGTAGCCCTCGGGGATCTGCATGAATCGCGAAATGTGCTGCTTATCAACGACTTCGCAAGTGTAATCATTGCTTTTGTTGAAGGTGTACTTCTCGCCATCAATCTCAGCGGTATGGCCGTTCGCGCGCTTGATGATGCTCTCGATCTTCATGGAATCCTCGACAGGTTATTAAAAAATGGGGCCAGAGAAACCCAGCCCCATTCTAAATAACGGCTTATGCGCCGTGCGCAACTGCGCGATAAGACAGCGACAACTGTGCTGTCCCAGCCGCGCCGGTAGCTGCAGCGGTCGCTACTTTGTAGCCGACAGCAACACCAGTCGAGCCGCCTTGCACCGCAAGCGCGGCCAGGGTCGGCGTCAAACGCGCGGCCCCACCGGCTTGACCTTCGGTAATACTGGCCTCGATAGTGGTATCGAGATCAGTCTCACCAGTATTGATCGTGCCGAATGTGAGCGACAACGCAGGAGCGCCACCACTATCCAGATCATCAAACGCATAGACCGCATCAACCAGGACGCAATCAGCGGGCAGTTCGCCCATGATGATCAAATCACCAGCGCCGAGATCGCCGGCAGCGACTTCGACAGACAGCAGCACATTAAGCACCTCACTGCCGACAGGAGAGGGCATCGGCTGCTTGCCGGTAGCCCATGCAGATTTTGTATTTGCCATGTTTCAAATCTCCGAAAATGAGTGATTAGGTCGGGTCAGCCGCAGCGGTATCGAGCGCGATGACGCCGAAGTCACGCGGAGTTCCGTCGATAGTGAACGAGGACTTTTTCACGCCCAGAATGGAACTGGTAGTGATAACAACCTCATTGCCGCGATCTTCCATTTCCTCGTTCCAGTCGAAGCGCAGGAAAGTGCCTGGTGAGCCAAATGCCACCACGCCAGCCTGGCGACCCATGAACAACGCGCGAGCGGCGGCGATATTGGAACCCGCTCCGTAGTCGCTGAATCGAATCACCCCTTTGTGCTCATGCAGGATGACGTTGTTATGCATTCCGAGACCACCGCGACAGATCGGGCTTTTGCGGCCTTCTGCAGTCGCCAGTGACTTCTGAATATCCAGCCATCCACCAGTGCCGACAGCGGTACGCATGTCGTATGCCTGCCACGGATGCATAACCAGAACGTAATGCGGTTCACCGTCAATCTCTACGGGCTGAATCGCGGGAATTCCAGATGTCCCTCCACCCATTGTCGAGGCGCGAGCTACCGCGCGATCAACCAGAGTCAAGTCCATCTTGTCCTCGGCTTCTACAGTGGCCTTGCTGGTCGGCGCGGTCGTGCCGGCACCGTACAGGAGGTGCTGGGTGTCAGGTGGCGACAGTGCGTTACCAGCATACCCAGTGAAATCCGTGTCCTCGATGTAGTCAGCATTAACGCCACGAGCACCAGCCAGATAGATCATGATGGTTTCATCAAACAGGCGAGACCACCACTCAGACTGGCGAACACGACTGATCTTACGCATGTCGTGAATCGTGCGTTTGCGGGTCATTTTGCCGCCGCCGTTCACGCCGCCGCGCAACTGGTCGATGAACAGGTTGTCAGTATAGAACTGCAGACGCTCTTCCTTTCCGCGCAGGGTTGCATCACCCTGAATCGGCTTCATCTTGAGTTGCATCACCAGGTCATACGAAACATTATCGCCGGCATCAGATTCAAGATCAGGGATGGTTTGCAGTGGGGTCTGGGCTTCTTCGCCCTCGCCCATGAACTTCTTGTTGAAGTAGGATTTCCGGCCAATATCCACGGCCAGAAAGGCGCTGTATCGTTTGACGGCTTTCGCGTCACCGACACCTACGACTGTTTTTGCCATTTTGAGTGCTCCAATTATTTACAGTTAAACAAACAATCAGATTTGCACTCTTGCGCAGGTCTAATATGCGCCCTTTATAACAATGCGACCAGCATTCGCAAAAATGCGACCAGCATTTAGTTACGATTTGTAAAACCCCGGCGCATGTCCGGGGAGTACAAGATCACGGCGGCGTTAGTTGGTAGTGCGCCAACGAGGTGCCCTTTGCTTCTTCCGCTCTTGCTGCAGCGGTTATCGAAGCCACCGACTGCTAGGCTTGTTTCGAGCCTTGATTGATGCCGTTTTTGACAACATCAATCGCGCTCTCTCGGGTTGGAGGGTGAATATCGATGCCGTCTTCAGCATCAATTGACAGCCTGGCCAACTGCCCGGACTTCGATTTAACTGTAACCTTGACGCGCCCCGACCCATTGAAATAGATCGTTTCGCCAACACGCACATCGACATTCAAACCCGACACAAACTACCCCTGCAGGTAACGCCTTTCCGCTTCAGGCCCGAGTTTGGCTAATTCACGCTCCAGCGCAGTACCGCTCAATTTATCCAGATGGGCAAACTCATCCTCTTTGCCAACATCCGCCTGGTCGGCGGCAGGCATATCGCCAAGGTTCGGCGGAATCTCAGCGGTCTTGGCCTTCTTGCCGGGCTTCGACTTGCTTTTGTCTTGATCTCCTGTTTGTGTAGGTTGCTGGCCCATCAAGGCTCTGACCTGGCGATTCGCCTCTTCCAGAAACCAGGACATTGATCGATCTTTATTGGCTTCATCCGAACCCAGCGCTTTAACCGCCGTATTGAATGCAGACCCCAAAATCTCACTGTCTTTGTAAATCTGGTTTTCCTTTTTGCTGAAAAACTGCTCTTGCGTCCATTCCCATTTTTGCTGAGAACTCTGCTGCGCCTGCTCTGTTGCAATATCACTTTTTAGTTTGGCGTCGTGCAGCTCGCGAGCCGACTTCTCGATCTGATCACGCTCTGACTCGTACTCCTCAATGTCAATATCACCATCATTGAACCGCTTGCGCAGGTCTTTTTTCTGGTCATCGAGCGCGGCCATTTTGTCATCGTAGTCCGCGACGGACTCTGGCTTGTAACGCGGCTCGAATTCGGGCGCGTCCTGCTCGTCGGAATCATCACCGCCTTCTTCCTGCTCACCATCATCCGCTTCATCATCGGGGGAGTCATCATCAGTGGTGGATTCCTCTTCGACTTCATCATCGTCAGAATCTTCCTCTTCCTCGATTTCTTCCTCCTGGTCTTCATCATCCTCCAGCGCAGCGCGCTCTTCATCGGACAATTTCATCAATTCCTCTTCCGTAAAATCTCGCACAGACATTTCATACCTCGTTGGCTTGGTTACATGGGTTGTTGACCGGACTGATCAAAAATATCAACCGGCTCAGGAATTTGGTTTTGCTCATCGGGAGGGGAATCCTCGAATCCAGCAGATTCCAGCAAATCATCCGCGACAGGGGCAATACCGGGGTTGGCGATGATCATCCCGGCAGACTCAAACGCCTTGGTCATTGCATCCAGTTTGCTGTTGAGCGCATCCGATGTCAGTTTCTCGCCCTTTGCGGCTATCTCTTGCAGTTCAGCGGTCATGCGCTTGATCGCAATATCTTGCGTCAGTGCCTCGATCTGCTTTTGATTTTGTTCGGCTGCCAGTTCTTCCTCGGTTGGCTCCGATTCAGGGTCACGCATACCATTGATCTGGCGAATGCGCGCAACCAGTTCATCGCGGTTCGGCACATCTGCCATTTCGACAACCAGGTCCAGTAGACGCAAGGCAACATCTGGCGACATTTGCGCCAACCGTCCAACAATCTCAAACAGGCTTTCAAACATAGCGATGCGCAGTGAATCGCGGTAATCCTGCTCTGACACGATAAAATCCGCATGCATTGTGGTTATATCATTCAGGATTTCGCCGGTTGCCTCGTCGCGCTTGTTAATATCGACGAATTGCGGGTTGCCACGCTCACCGGTCACGCGGACAACTTTCTCATCAGTGTAAAACTGCTCTACCAGAGACAACTCAATTTCACCGGCTGTCTGGATGGCGAAACGCAGGTTATCGAACAACTCTGTTGTTACTACGCCACCCTGCTCCTGACGGGCAATGATTGCTTTTCCTGAGTTTGCATTGGTCTGCCGGCCTAGGTTCTCATCCGTAACGCCACCCATATTGCGCACATAACGCTGATCGCGGTCCATCAGCATCAGGTGCTCTTGAGCCAGTTGCGTATCGCGCCGGATGTTGATCTCTTTGCCAGGGTTCTTCTCTAGCCAGCCATCGGGGCGCGCAACCTCCTCACGCGCCTCTTCGATGTCATCTACCGCATTCTTGTCGGCAATTACCTGATTGCTGGACAGTATCCACAACGCTTTAGAGTTGCGCTTGTTGATCCCATCCTGTGGGTCGCGCATGACGCGAATCGGGCCGTACGGCGCATTGTCGCGCGCTCTGCGGTATGCCCAAATAGGCACAAATGGAAACTTGCCGTGCTCGTATGGTGATTTACCCTCCCACACGAGTCCTGACTCAGTGAATATCGCGCAGCGGATCTCGGTTTCAACCTTGTCGTATAGACTGCACTCACCGTCATATGCTTCACGGTAATGCGCCGGATTCTTCTGGTCGTAATACTGGCCATGGAATGTGCCGCCCATGAATTTCTTGCGCGAGACCGGCATCAAATACCAGCACTCGATGAATTTCACCCGATTGCGCTTCGTGAGTGCGAACGCGCTGCCGTCATACGGGCGATACTTGCCCATGCTGGATGCTGCGTAATCCTGACCAGGTTCTGTCACGCGAGCACCGAGATACCACATCTCGTCCTCTTGCTCACTACGGCCAATGCCTGACCCGTCGATAATAGCCTGCTTGATGACCTTCTCGCGATCCGGGAAATAGGCCAGCGCGATATCCTCGTCCAGGTACTTCCATCGGAATATGTAACGCGCGTCTGACAGATCGCGTTCTACGCTGTTCGAGTCGTACAGCATGAAACGCCAGTCCTGATTGCGGTAGAAAATCGGCTCATCAGCATCATCACCTCTGACGCCGATTTCTATCCAGCCGAGGCCGCCCTTACAGGCTTTTGCGAATGCGTCAGATCGTGAATAGGGCTGCTTGTTTGTGTCGGACAGGTATTTGAGTATTTTTGTTTTTACTTCCGCGTCATCCGCACCTTCCTTGCGGCGCGGCAGCACTTTGTAATCGATGCGCGTCCGACGCTCTGTGCCGATCATCCAGTCAATCGTGGGTTTGCACTCATTGATCACTGTCGGGGCCTGTCCTCTAGCGATCAACTCAGCCGCGTCATCCTCTGTCCATTGCAGCGAATCGTAGTAGTCCTCGTCCATCGCCATCTGGAAACGATTGTGCGCCTGGCGTTGCCATTCCTGGTCGAACCACTCCTGCAGCTTGCGGAATAGTTTTTTTGATTCCGGTGAATCCAGGTTTTTTTTCTTCGATTTCTTCGGTTTTTGTTGCTCTTGTTGCGGGGTTTGCCCCCCGTATCGGTGCGCTTTGCCCATCTCCCGGTTGGCGACCGGTGATGTCAGTCCGTCATCATTGATATCCATCAGTGCAGGCTCGCCAGTTCCTGTTGATCCAAGGTAGTGATCTCCTTCTCTGCGATCACGCGACCGCCCTCTTTGATGGTGGCTTCACCAACCACTTCTTTTACGGCTTTCTCGACCGCATCCTCTGGCTCTGGCGGCATCGCGATCAGGTCCGGCATGCCGTCCGCAATAGCGTCAATGATGCGCCTGCGGATGAATTTATCAGTCGGATCAAACCCCATCACGCGCGCAGCATCCGCGCCGGCTTGCTTAAATTTGTCGATATTTGGATGTCCGTCCGAATGAACGTACTGAAATGCTGATTCAATCGGGATGACATACGCGCCAGCATTAGCGATTGCGCGATGAACTGGAAACAGACACATAGCCGGCTCGCCGTTGATCCAGTGATAAGCGATGCCTACATCACCCTGGCGATAGACGCGCCACGCTTTGTCTCCACCGATACAAACGCCCATATCCAGCCCTCAGTCTAAAAATACGGGTATTTTGGCATTGCGACCAGCATTCGCAGTGCGGTTACTATGCAGTCCTCCAGTTCCGCGCCTTCTTCGGCTTGCTAGAAATTCTCACGTTTAACTTACCGGACGCATACGCCTGGCCGAACTGGCGCAGAGCATCAGCCGCTTCAGAATGTCCGTCTGCCTTTTCAGGTACATCGATGTACCGTTGCTGCGTTGAATTCCATTTCTTCTTGTAGCCGTCCAGGTGCGCGATACCCTCCTTGCACTCGTTCTCGTCTATCCAGATTTGCGGCATGATGTCGCGCGTTTGCTGAATACCCCATGTCACATCATCTATCCGGTCAACCGTTTCAAATCTCGCGCCCGGCAACAACTCTTCGAGCATTTGCCGAGGCGAAACATTGTCCGTTTTGCCTTGTCGCACATGCTCTGCGTCGTGCGGGAGATAGTGACACTCGAATGTTAACCCCAGGCTCTGCAGCCACGCTGTAGCATGTGCGTAGGGCTCACCCCACGCCTCATAGAACCGGATGCACCGAAACTCATGGCCTATGCGCTGGATCACCCAGATTGCCGTGCCGTCTGTGTTACCGATATCCCAGAATGACCAGCATGAAGAGCCGAGCACGGTTGGCAGCGTTTTAATCCTCCCAGTGATTCGCATTGCCGTCATTTCTTTGGTGTACCAACAGCCCTCCTTCGACTGCTCGAACACCTCGGCAAACGTGCTGGGGAACTCTCGCCACATAAGCTCTTCGCGGCCTGCATAGTCGTTATCGCGCGTTGACACATACCAGGCGCATTGTTCTTGATCGAGTTCTATGCCGTTCTCGGCCTCTATCCTGTCGAAATACTCATTGTCCTTCGGGCTGATATCGACGCCTTCCGGCTCCATTCGGTATTCCTGCGCTGTCCACCACGGGAAGAAATGCAGACGATAATCGCGTTTTGTCAGCTTCTTGCGCGCATCTTTTAGTTCTTTCGCTCTGTATGAGATCCGCGCGAAATCACCCTCGCTGCCCATGCCGGTTGACTCAATCACTGTGATACCGTTCAGCGGCACGGATGGAATCGAACCGGTCATAACCTCAACCGCGCGCTCAGGAAATTTAGCGCAGATGTACGCGAACTCTGAGATATGCAGCCGGTGAGTCGTGCCAGAGCGCAGCGATGTTGAAACCTGCACAGAGCTATTGTTGTGCTCAAACAATATTTCTTCCGCGTTCGACGCTTTGAGCGGAAACATTTGACGCATGAATTCCGGTAGATTGTCATACGCGAATTTAACCTTGTCCCTGAAAATCGCCTTTGCTGATTTATCCCGGTGCGCCACAATGCCGCAGCGCTGGTTCTCTACGAATAACGCATGGTCGAGCCAAATGATGCAGATCAGTGTTGTGATGCCGCGCTGTCGGGCCTTCGGAATGACGTTGCGATACCACAGATTGTTGAGCACCTGTAATTGCTCCTCGTTCGGGATGAACGGCAACACAAACGACTCTCCACTATCATCGTCATCGTCCTCCTTGACCATGATTTTGTAGAACTTGCCGGATGTAATGCGCCAATAAGCATCCGATTTGATACGCTCCCAATTTTCCGCGAATTCAGCCTCGGTGATTTGCGATACTGACCTATCTGTGTGCATAAATGCTATTAATCTCGCTAATCATCATCGCTTTTAACCGGCAGCGCTGAACCCTGGACAGACCTGGCGAGTATCAGCAGCGGACTCCCTTCCTGGCCTCCGTGATTTACATCGAGTTTGTCGCCGTATTTTTTCGGCTTGAGTTTACCCATCAGCCATTTCCGTGTTTCAACCCGCAGCCTGGAGCGCTGAATATGCTCTTTATCGACCGCTTCGTACGTTTCACCATTCGCCCCCACCTTCTCCATGAAATCATTCCGGCAGTCGTCAACGATATCGAGCATTTCATCCGCGAGAAATTCAGCCTGCTCGGCTTTCGCGCGCGCGTATCTCTCTGCTAAATGATCGCTTTCATCCAGCCATTCCATGATTGCTGAATAACCCGGTAGAGTATTCCCGTCGCAACCATTGCGCAAAATTGTTCCCAATCCGAATGACGTGGTCACTATTTGATTAAGAATATGGCGCATAACCTTTTCTTTATCCCAGGCGCGCCCATCCAGCATTAACGGATGCTTCGTCCGCTTCTTCGCCACGGCCTTCTTAGTAGCGGCTTTTTTCTTTATCGCCATCGTTTTACCACACCCGACACAGAAAACTTGTAACAATTTCGGAGTTTTTCGCATCGCTCACAATGCGACGATCAACAGAATCGCGCGGAACTCTCGCTATTTCAGTGCGTCCACTCCATGTGTAGAGTTTTGCTGTGTATTTGCGATTTTTATCATCCACTCTGATTGTCTCTCCAGCCTCGTGTACTAATTTGCCGAGCACTAGCCACGATATAGCAGCCCGCACTTGATACTCGCGGCAACCGATTCGCCTGGCGATCAATTTAGTTGTTGTTGATGCTCCGTCTGGCAGGGCGCGGAACGCATTGATAACGTCGTTTCGTGTGCATCTACTCATGTGTCAAACCTACCGTTCGTCTGGTAAAACCAAATAACTATTGCATTCGCACTGCGGTGCGACTAATGTCCGAATACAGGCTAAATCCAGCCTGCAACTCACAGATCGACCGAACTGGAACGATCAGGAGAATGTTAAAATGAACACTCAAACCCCCGTAGTCCGCGAATATCTCGCACTCTCTAGCGTCCGTGAAAAACTGGCCTTTGATCCGTCTGGCCGGCCTGGTGCCAATGATGTCCGGGCAGATCAGGAACGGATTAAAGAAAAACGCGAATCGGTTAAATTCCGCACCCAGAAAAATCTCGGGGTCTCCCCGTTTTCCCGCGTCGGCATAACTGGTAGAACCATCCTCTCGCCGCATGTTTATCACAACGGGATAGAGAGGCCGTACCAGACCCCAGCGGGCAACCATCGTCAGATTGACGAATGGAAGAATAATCGTCACCAGCCGCGCCAACTGGCTGTAGATAAATTCCTGGCTGATCTGGCCGCGCATCGGGAGGACATCGAGCAGGGGTCGCCGCGCGAACTGTTCGGCCTGCCTGCTGGCGCTTATTTGAACGTCAGGCAGGGCTATTACGACAAAATCGATACCAGCATTCGCCCGCTGGGGCGCGGCTGGTTTTATCGACAAATGCAGGACGAGTACGCGGACAGGAGTTATTACAGCAAATCTTGGCATCGCCAGCACGGGCCGAAAATCACTATATCGAATCGGCGCGTTGAACTGCGCCGGATGACGAAACGCGGGCCTGAGTGCAAAACGGTTGAGTTCGACGGCTGGCGCGGCGATTGGTTGGCGCAGGCTATCGATAAAGCTGGGCTGTCTCCGCGTGGGAAAAACCTGCCGGCGCTTAAAATACGCCTGAATCGCGCTTATAACGCCCGCCTGATCAGCGAGAAACGCGGGTATAAAATCTATCAGCGGACGTTGGTAGATCGCGTCATTGATTACGTCATCGTTTCCCCGCTCGGCATAGTCTATCACGACAACGAGCGAAGCAACCTGGTCAAGGGTCTGCATGCGAAGATTCGCGGCCAGGCGCGCAAGCTGCGCGGCGTGATCGATTGGGTGATGTGTAAAAAGCTCGGCTTTTGCGATGCTGGAATCAAAGCATTCTGTGATGCCTTTAGCCTCGACAGTCGCGGCAGCTACACCCCGGACGAGATCGAGCGCGCTGTTCGCGGAAATCCCGCCGACGCTTACCCGTTTATTCGCGAGCTCAAAATCCTGGCGAAATCGCTGAACTATCAAACCACCTGGCATTAACCAACCTGCGCCAAGGACGGCGCACAACTGAGGGAATAACCCATGAGTCTCAAAAAATCCGTAATCCTTGGCGATCACACTGTGGCCATCATGCGCGCCTGCACCCGGCACGACATCGACGGGCCGGCATGGTCGAACCTCGTCAACCGCGCTATCGTTGTTGGCGACTACCTGTTCCGCGAGTCCCTGCCTGATCTCACCCCGGCTGAATGGCAGACGATTCTGAATGTTTACGCCGGCACGGTTGGCAGCATCGAGCACCCGCCTTACCGCATTGCTAGCGACATGATGGATGATTTGGGGTTGATTGACGTTGATCAACATCCTGACGCTGATCTTGTTCGCCGCATCCACGGCATGAGCCAGTGCCAGCAGTACGCCATTCTGTCGTTTGTCGAACGATTCTGGGGCAATGACTGGAATCATGTTGAGAATTTTCAGGACGTGATCACCGCCATCAAATCGGCTGACCGCCCCGAATAACCCAGCAGCACAAGGACGTGCATTCATAATTTCAAAACCCCGTCTTTGATCATGATCTCCTGCGTCCTGAATACGCCCTCGTAGAACATAGCGTGGATATCTGCCATCGTCTGCCCATGCAGATTTAACCATTTCAACCTGTTTACCCTGCCGTCATAAAAATCATGGCAGGAAGAACAGCAGTAAGCACCGTGAATGCTGGCGCGCTTCATACCCATGCCGCCGCCGTTCAGGTGGGCGAATACAACCGTTTCAGGATCGTGAGAGCAAATGCCAGGTATTCGCACTTGGCATTCCTGACCTCTGGCTGATTCCGTGTATTTGTCGGCCATCAAAAGAACCCCGCCAGTTTGTTGTAGATCTGAGCGTTATCCATGTCGGGAAATATCGTGTTGATCGCCGCCTGGATGAGCGACTGATAGCAGCGCTCGAACGCCTCCTGGTCCATGTTGCCGTATGACAGGCTTTCAGCCTCGACCCTGACTGAGCCATCGATTTTGTAATACTCGCGCCTGTAGCCAGCGAGAACAGTTAGATTCTTGCGGAACATATCGAACTGCCCGGCCTCGTCCATAAACTCGCGATCTGAACGCCAGTGATCGAAACAGAAATTGAAAAAGGCGAAAACCTTCCTGTGAAAATCAGGATTGCGAGACAGTTTTATTTCCACTGGGTATATCTCGCCTGTCTTGAATCGCGTCATACGCTCTGCGTCCATGTCGGTCGATGGATACAGGATGCCGCCAGGGGCTTTGGTGAAATTCAGTTTCATGCGCGCATAGTTGAATCGGTTCTGGTTAATAAATACTGTTATAAACCTTGGTCAGCATCGTAGATAACCGATGGTCGCTCATATTCTTTTTTCCCGTGCTCACCCCAGGATGCGTCATTTACCGGGTTCAGGTTGGCTTGGTCTGTTTTCACCACGTAGTGAATTTGGCACCCGGCCAGCAACATGTTACCAATTTCGATATACCAGTTTGTGGAGTTCCGGTTTGTCTTCAGCCCCAGCGTTTGCTCGGGGTCCAGGATGTTTTTCACAGTCCCGAATACGGCCCGGTATTGAATGCCGTCCGGGGCATAAAACCAATTGTCGGTGGTAATCAGGCATTTATCGCCTGGCTGTATATTCATAGTCTTTCCCAAATCGGTTTATAACCAGCGCATCAAGCGGAGCGCAAAAGACGCGCCCGCTTATGCTTCTCGTTATGCGACATCAAGGTTTTCCCC